TCCTGCGGAGTGACTAAGCATTACAAAGATATGCAAGGCGGTCATTTCATACCGAAAGGCAACTCATCCTACTGGGCATTGGAGATAGAGAATGTCCACCCACAGTGTGCTGCTTGTAATATGTGGGGAATGAAGCATGGGTCTGCTGCTCAAGAATACACCCTGTTCATGCAGGATATGTACGGCAGGGAGTTTGTTGAGGAGATGATTGAGAAGAAATCTACCCCTGTGAAAAGATACAAGGCAGACTACGAGGAAATCCTAGCGGAGTTCCAGAAGCTTATTGAGTACCACGAGAATAGAATATGCTAGTCACCCTCTCGGACAAAGAGAAAGAGTATTGCTGCAAGGTAGGCAAGGCTAGGTATGATCTGTCGCGTCAGCAAAACCTAACCCAACTACGGATAGACGTCTCAACACTGGATGTGGAGGCGTTGGGCGTAGAGGGAGAGTTTGTCTTTGCTAAGGTCTTTGGATTTAACTATCCCACGGCACAGGGTGCTGATGGGGGCGTAGACTTCCAAGAGGGAGACTTAACTATTGATGTAAAGGCCGCATCAAAGGAGTACTACAATCTAATCTTTAGAAGTCTTGAGTCTTTTAAATCTGGCTATGCCGTCCTCGTGGTAAAAGTCTCAGACAATTCTTTTAAAATAGTTGGGATGATTTCACAAGAAGACTTTAAAGAAATCTGTAAGCCGCTGCCTAGTAAACCTTCTAGTTCTGTGGTCTATCAAAAAGACCTGTACTCACTAAAGATATTGTGGGATGAGATAGGTAAACGGAGATTCAATGACTAAAACAATACACATCTATCCCGTATCTGTAGAGGAAGTCAATGATTGGCTAATAGATGCGATATACGAAGCAGAAGGTCATGACCAGAACGTCATAGGTACGATAGGGATTATGCTCGAGGACTTCAGCGGATTCATACACTCCAATCCTAGACTCAAGAAGAAGTTCCACGAGTACCTTGAGATAGCAGAAAGACAAGACGAGGAAATACATTGAAATCTACAGACTATCAAGTAGCAGGTAGCCACTACCAGAAGCTAAAGATTCAGCCCATTGATTATATCTTGGCGAATGAGCTAGGGTTCTGCGAGGGTGCGATTGTTAAGTACATCTCTCGATGGAGAGACAAGGGAGGAGTTGACGACCTGCGAAAGATAAAGCAGTTCTGCGAGTTTTTGATTGAGGAGGAGTTAAAAAGAAAGCCCCTCCCCACGATGGAGGAGAGGCGTGTACCAAGGGGTTAGTCTAGTCTGCGTTTTTGCTCAAACTGTATAGCTTTCTCTAAACCGCCGCCAAAGAAGTTGTACCAAACATCTCCGATAACAGGCAATTCGCGTAAAGCTTTTGACTCTTCGCCTACGAACTCTCCGTTCATAGTCTTCCAGACATCCTCTCCGATTGCGTTGATCCAATCTAATGGAGGCGCAATTGTTTCACCAAGAGCAGAACCTACCTGACCCTTGCTGACATATTTATCCATAACATATTGACTGCCGCCAAACACTTTAAACAAGTTTTCTATGTAGTTATCTGGCATATCTTCTGCCGACATTCCTTGCCCACGAAGAAAGTCCTTGGTTTCATCTACCGTAGCACCCATCATCGGGATGATAGTCATGTAAGCCACAAGATTTTCAGCGGCTTTCTTTTGATTGCCAGAATTAAACTCCTGAACAATATCCCTTCTCATTACATCCAACTGCTTAATTGCGAATGTCTTAAGGGAGTAGTATATACGACCGTTAGGATTGTTTAGGTACGCCAAAGGAACTTGAGACAAGTTAATTGGCTGAACGCCTGCAAGCTCGTTGTATAGCATTAGCTTTACGTTGTCAGTTACATTCCCTGCTCTTAGGTCTGTGACTGTAGACTTAAACTCTTCGCCAAGCATGCCGCCGTATTTCTTTCTAAGCTCAGTAATGCCCTTGTCACTCTTCGCGAGATTAGTAAAGCGTTTGTAAGCTGAGTTAATAAACGTAGTTTTACCTAATCTATCTAACGCTTTAAAGCCAACAGCACCAAGAGTTTTATCTAATAACTTTGCGGTCTTTCCTACAGTAGCAAGTTCTTGAGCTACCATATTGTTAATGCCAATATCTTCAAGGCTTACGTTTCTCTTGCCTAGCATTCCGGCAATGGTGTTTCTCATTCCATTCATATAGACAGACATACCTAAGTCGCCTATCTGCGTCAGGGCTGAGAATGGATTGCCAAGTGTCGTCATGTATCCAATGTTTCGTAGAGTGCCAGATATTTGCCCTGCGCTTTGTTCGCCCAAGCCAAACCTTGCGCTAATTAGATCAGCTAAACGATCTGAGTCTGCTTCTGCCAACTCTCCGCGTTTAATTGCCTCATCAACATAAGACCCAACAGACTTATCAAGATTAACTCTTCTTACTCCTGCATCAGTTACATTATTTCCTCTTCCAAGGAACTTGCGCTTATTAATATCACTAACCGCTTTCATTATGTAGCTATTGATAGCAGTTTTAGGGTCTTGATATTGCTCGATTAACTTATCGTCAATCTGCCCAACAGCTCTGCCTTTTGTAAATCCTAACCTATTGTCAGCAACTATAGGATTATGACCACGCATAATCTGATTAATGATATTGATTCTATCTTCTTCAGGAACATCTTTCGCAGACTTAAGACCAAGCTCTTTAGCTTTCACTTTTAAGGCTCGCTGAAGTTTTGTTTGTTGCTCTTTATTAATCGACTTTAAGAAGTCATCATAACTTTTGACAAGACGAGGAAAATAATTTTCTATTTCTCCAATGTCTGTATACCCCGCCTCGTCTTTCATTCTTGTATGAATATTTTTTAGCAAGTCGCGAGTAGATTGTAATGCAGAATCGCTATCAACAGAGTAGCGCTTCATTACTGATAAAGCGTTATCAAAATCTCCATTGTACAAATTCCTAGAGACTATCTTTAAATCTTCACCTTTCATTTTGTCAAAGATTTTAGTCAATGGCTGTACAATTTTAACGTACTCTTCTGTTTCTTTTGCAATAGCAAACTCGGTTTTAGCTAGTTCGTCATGTATTTTTGGGCTAAGGTTTTTTATATTTGTGCTGATTACGCCAAGTATATCTTCACCAAACTTCCATCCTTTTGTCGCAGCCGCAGGAGCTATGCTCTTTGCTTTAGCAGCCATAACTGCTTGAGCTTCTTCTACTGACGGCACTACCATTTTAGAGTCTGACTTAATTAAAATATCATCTAAAGCATCGCTATCCAAGCCCATACGATTCATAACAATTTGTTTTACAGAGCCGGGAGTTTGTCCGCCTTTGGCAACTTCCTCATATACAATGTTTTGAATCTCATCAAACTCTTCTTGAGCTTTTATCTTAGCCTCTGGCGAGCGTCTTTCAATTAAAGCTTTTCTTGCCGAAGGAGTAAGCCCTTTGATTACCGCAGAAGTTGCAGGCGCAGCAATAGCGCCAAGCGCCGTAGCTCCTGCCAACTCTTTAACATCAACATCTCCTGTTTTTGCTAACTGCTCCAGTACGTTGTACTCAGCGCCAAACGCAGCGCCGACAGCGGCAAGACCTTTGTAACCTTGGTAGGCTTTGGAGATAGGTATCAATGTAGTAGGACTCATTAATGATCCTATGATTGTTCCTGCGATTCCTGCTGCGCCACCCATCCCTGCCTGTCTTGCGGCTTCAGGGTATTTGTTTTCAAGCTCTATTTCTTTAGCTCTAGCAATAACCTGCCTCCTAACATCAGGAGATGCGTTCATATATTGGTCGCCATACAACTCTTCTGGAGGTGTATAAGTAAACCCTTCGCTAAAACTAAAGCCAACCTTACCAATAGGAAACTCACTAGAGAGGTAAGTTAAAGCATTCCCAATATCTGTGTCAGCAGACTCATAAGCGTAAGCAAACTTGTCAAACGTAGAAGGCTCGCCTATTGCAACCTCTACGTTTAAAGTTGCTCTTGCCTCGGGAGAAATTTCATCAAATTTTTTGTCAGCAATAAGCTGCAAATCTTCTCTGCTTAAGCTAGAAAGATCAGCCATAATAAAACCTATTTAGAATAGTTTTCAATTTGTGCTTCAAGTTGAGAAATTTGTTGCTCTAACTCTCTCGTATCTGCGTTTGTTGCTTGCCTGTTTTTTATAGCCGCTTGAAGGTTTTGCACTCTTGCTTTTGCTTGATTTACATACCGTGTTTTAGCCTGTTCTACGTTGCCATTTGTAGCTGATAGGTTTTTTAAAGTTGCCTCAAAAGCAGGGTCAACCCCAACGCTAACAACTGGATCATCTTGAGGTGAAGGGGCTTGTCCTAATTGGGCTGCTGCTGCGGCTGCGGCTGCTTCTGGATCAAAATTGTTTCCTGTTTCAGCTTGCTGACGAGCCATAGCCTCTATATCTAATTCTGCTATAGGAGCAGCCACGCCTGTCTTAATCTTTTTAGCAACAAATTCCAATATCTGATCAGGACTTGCTGTTGGTTTCATTTGTTTTTCAATTGCTACAAGCTGATGGAATTTAGCAGAAGATATAACTGGGTCTGAATAGCCAAAAAAACCTTTTGATAAAGCATCTTTTAACTCAGGAATTTCTTGAGCCAATGCGTCATATTCTGCTATTTCTGTTTTGCTTAATGGTTTGTAATCTTGTAAAGCCAAGGATTTGACTTTGGCAAGTTCTTGTGACGCAACTCTAGGCAAAACATCTATTGCGTCAAAACTGCCAGATTCAACTCCAACCGCATAAAGTTCATATTCTGATCCAAGACTACGAAGAGATTTTGCAATATCTCCTCGGTTAGAGTCAGCGTTTTGACGATCTATTATATCTCTTGCGCCTTGATTAATTTGTATAGCTGCTGCCGCTTGGCTGAGTCCTGCTTGTTGAGCTGCATACTCAGCGGCTACAACGGCTCGTTCTTCTGCGGTTTGTTGTAATCTCATGTTTTGTTGCGCAGCAACAATACTAGTTCCTAGTTGAGTTTGACGGAGATTTTCTGTGACAATAGCTCTTTCGCGGTCTTCTTTTTCTATTCTTTTTTGAGCCGCAGCCTGACGCAAAGCAGCAGCACGAACAGGATCAATAGACTGCAAAGCCTGCGCTGCCTGTAAAAGACTATCAGGGTTTTCTGGGTCTAGGTTTTGAAGCTGCTCTGCCATCTTCTCCCCAGTAGTTCGAGGATCAATCCCAAGCATAGGCTGTACTGCCCTGCGGAGGTCTTCCTGACGCTGTACGCCAAGCTGACCTGCCACCTGAGCAAGAGGAGCTAACGCAGCAGCACGGCCTCGAAGGCCAGAAGACAATAGCTGACCTTGAAGCATACCCTGTTGAAGTAGTTTCTGCTGACGCTGTTCAGGAGTATCAATGATGTCCGCAAACAGACTGTTAATATCTATAGCCATTGTTTAACTCCTTAAATAAAAGCGCCTGTGGCTTTTGCGGCGTTTTGTTTTTTCAATGCTTCTATAGCCTGAGAAAACGCATCGCCCATTGCGCCAGTAATTTGATTGGTCTGAGCGGGTTGCTGTTCGCCCTTCAACAGATCAAACAATCCTTGGAACTGTTGCTGACGCAGAGCGTTGGCCAGTGCTGCGTAACCTAACTGAGATTCTAAACCAGACTCTGCTAATTGAGTACCTAAACCTAGACCAGTGGACTGTAGCGCAGTAGCAATTCTTGATGCTTCTAGCTGTGGCTGTAGGTTAGCAAGTAGCTGATTCTGTCCTGCGTAAGCAGTAGGAATAGAAGATAGACCTAGCTCGCCTAGTAGTCCAAGTCTTGCTCGTGTCTCACCCAATCCCGCAAGGGTCTGCTGTGATTGTAATGCCTGTTCTGCACGAGCCTGTTCCATTGCGCTTACACCAAGACCTGCTTGCTGTTCTGCAATAGCCTTTTCTAGGGCTAACTGCTCAGGCGTACCGCCAAACATAGCTGTCCTAACCCCTAGCCTACCTTGGTTAGCTAAACGCTCTTCTAGCTGAAGCCTTGCACGTTCCTGCTCAGGCTGTAG